TCATCATAGGACTTGAAGTTCTTCGGATCGAGGAATTCCTGCAGAGAATGCTGCTTGTTCCAGATTGCCTCAATATCATCGTCATCATCAGAGATAGGACGCGGACCATCAAATTCAGACTTGTCGTAGTTGCGATAACCTTCAACTTGACGAATCTTCAGTTTAAAATCAGCACCATCCCAGAAGTCGAATGGATTGACAGGTTTCTCGTCTTCAAAAGTGGGTTGCATAACGTCCTTGATCTTGTCAAAGATCTTCTTACCATACTTGTAAAGGAAAACCTGACCCTCGTTTGCGGGGTTGGCAGGATCTTTAACTACGAGAATGTTGGAGTAGTAAGAGAGACGACGCTTCTGCTTTCGAGCGATTTCCTTATTCGCTTCGATACCAGAGTTCCAAAGTTCCGAGTTAAGTTCCATAACAGGGTCGTCGCGATTGAGAGTGCTCAGAGAGTTCTCAATATACCACTTACCAGTCGGACCTTGGAATCCATGATCCCAGACCCGAACCCATGGAAGATTCTCGCCCTTTGGTGCGGGGAGGAAGCGAATCACAGCATAACCATTACCTGCCTTGTCGACAGTTGGTTTCCAGATGCGATCATCGCCCTTGCTGTTGCTTTTGTTTTCAGAGATAGACTCAACTGCTTGCATGAGAGAGTCAAAGTTACCGCGATTGCGGCGAAGTTCAGATAGTGAATTAGTCATACAGTATATCCTTTATATGCGTTGTATATGCGGTGTTTAAAATTTGTATTCATCATATTCGTCAAAGTCATCATACTCATCCTCATTGGAATATTTATAATACTGCTTACGATGCTTTCTGGGTTTCTTCATATCTTTTTCGTTGCGGCGAATCTTCCCATACTCGTCGTAATTCTTTCTTGAGTGTGTATTGCTCATTGTCTTAACTTTCCATCACTCCGTTCTTCTCCTGTAAATAGAGGTGATTGAATTTATCTTTGTCAACACTAACAAAGATCTTGTATTTCTTGATCAGATGAATAAAGTCTTTCCAAATAATATCATCCGCCAAGAACTCGTTTTCTATAGAACTAACATACCCTAGTTTTTCCAAAATAGCAATAGATTCTATAGAAATTTTTTTACCCAAATACAATTTTAATATTGCTGGGTGTTTACCATCTTCAAAGTAAAACGGATCACCGTCTTTGAACATTGTTTGAAGATCTTCTTTAAATTGATAAGTCAGGCGCTGCATTCTCGTCTGCCATTCTTTATAATTCTGTTCTGCTTCTGAGTCGAACACCCCACCCCATCTGTTTCCCGCGACGAAATTGGCAACCAAGAAGTCGATAATCTCTTTTTTAGTTTTGGTCTTTGCCATTTTGCGTATGGAGAAAAGATCATTCCGTTTCAAGAATGCTTGTCTGCTTGGTCTAACACCACCTCGCGTCTTGGTTATATCATATTTCTCATTGGTAAAGTGCAACCGAAGAGCGAGGTATAATCTATAAACCTCATAAGGATCCATCAGATCGGCAACCTCTCATTGCTACCTTTGATTAAGTGAAGACGAATCGCTTCCGCTTGAAGTTTATCCTTCAACGAAGTACTAATCATCGAGGAAACTGATTCAAACTCAATCTCCTCTTTCTGACAATAATCCACCAAAACATCCATTACTGGTAAATTATATTCTTTGGCAAGTTTCTCGATATGAATTGAAAATTCATTCGCAGTCTTGAATTTCTTTCTTCTCATATCAAGTTCTGTTTCTTCTATATTGATAAAAAATAAGTCTTCCACTTTATGTCATCCCATAATAACGCTTACTATTTAGTCGCTTGTAACAATCCACTTCAGGGAGTAGATAATCGAATATTTGTTTTCTTCTCTGGTAACCAGAATTGGCAATCGCACATTTGAATGCCTCGAAGCAATTTTTAGAAAGAGTTTTATCGCCCAGAAAATCAGTCATTTTATTTTTATGTTCGTATTTGATACTGTTTTCATCTAGAAATCTACTCAGGTCTGATAAATCAAGAATTATAGTATCTGGGTATTTCTCCGCCAACATTTCTATATCAGTCAACCAATTACCGATGTGAAACTGCCAACGGTGACTATCCATTTCTTGGTCTGGAATCCACTGTCGAGGCGACATCTTTATGCATCGCTCGAACATCCTGGACCAAATAGAAGCATTTTCTATAAATGAAACATCAGCATTTTGCTCGATCATTTCTTCTATAAATGGTCCTGCTACGATTTTTACAATAATTTCATACAGACCACTATACATCCTTGACCATGGTTCGCGAATAATTGCCACTATTTGCTTTCCTGTCAATTCTTTCCTCTCGTCTAAACACATTAGAGAACGTTCTCTGAGTGGAGAATAGAATTCCTCGTGCACCGTAACGTCAACAATATCTGGGATGGTGTATAAAGTTCTAGTACCAGTTTTACCTGCTGCATAGAACAAATAATCACTATTCTCAAATACCATCATATCAAGATTTTTCCACCCTAAGATTTAAGATCCATCGTTCAGAACCTTCTATCGTAGTAACTCCATGAATACGAGAGTAATCATATAATACTCCATCGCCAATGTCAAGGTTTATTTTGCGTCCTTGAATAGTAAGTTGCCCGCCAGAGTAGGAATTAGGATCATTTAACTGGATAATTAAACCTGTGTTACTGTGACCATCTATTGGATGCCATGTATCATAATGGTCTTTTATACAAGAACCAACAGGATATTGCATAATCCTAAACGCTGCGGTTTTAGTATTGGGGATTCTATCATAGATTATATCGCAATACTTTTGCGATTCGGTTTCAGATAACTGATGAAGAAAGAAAGTTACAGGCGATCTTCTTGAGGAAGTGAGTTTTCTTTTCGTTCGAACCCCAGCAAACGTGTCGTATTCCTCAGATAATGCAGGAGTCATTTCTATTAACTCCTGACAAATTGCGGGTGTAAAGATATTTCGATATATCTCCACACCCGCACTCACGATTTCTTTATCCATTCAGAAAATCTAATCCTTATTTTTGCCGATAGAAAATATGCCTACCGATCTTAGTCACTTTTCTTAGGTTGTACCATCTAGGATTCACATAATCCGCATGATACCACATTACGTTGTCACCAATTATATTACTATGATCTATCTCTTCTGTCAATACTTTTTCAGCGATCTTGAACGATTCTTCGTAAGCAACAGGATTAGGTTTGCGTTTACGAGAACAAGTCCATGAGAACTGGCAAGTACTGCGAGTTCTCTGGTATACGACAGAACATATATTTTCTGGGAATTTGTTGCTTGACACTCTATTGAGTGTCACACCAGCAACTGCAATTTTACCATTTTGAGATTCGCCTCTAGACTCGTAATAGATATTGTCAGCAAGGCATTTAAGTTCCCGTTGATCAACAGGAGGAACTTGGACGACGACTACATCATTCGGAGTTGGTCGTCTCTCACTAGCAAAAGAAATATTCGCGGTAGATAATAATGAAATCCCAAGTAAAGAAATTACGAATACAATCGGTTTCTTTAATTGCGTCATTAGTTTTACTCTTATTGTTGTACTCGAGAGGTTATTAGTCAGTGACTCCCCACACTGAAAACAAAATGTGGGGTTTTCTGTTTCTAGGAAACCCCACGGAACCCAATGCTAGCTTAAGCTGCTAGAGCAAATGAAACGTTATTATCGTTTGCATTTATGTTTAGTGGCACTTTGCCAAGCAATCAGTCTCGAACCGCCCTATTCCACGTGTATCGATTCCCAGTAACACCCCCATCATAGATGCACCCAACGACAGCAGTTTGCAACCCGCTATCTAACCCGTCGGAAGGTGACCATGGATACTCCGCATATATGTATTGATTGGCGGATGCATCTATGGTGGAGGTGGGGGGATTCGAACCCCCGTCTACTCCGTTTTTATTGTTGATTGTCATCAACTGATATTTTATTTATACTTTATTTTTTAAGTATAAAAACAGTGTTAATACTTGAGTATTCATCTAGCAATACGGTTTCATAATTGACACTATTTAGATTAGATAAATGATAAAGGAAGTCTTTTCCAAAGACTTTATAGTGATCTTCTTGTCCAAATATTTTTTTTCTCTCTGCGTCAGAGGATAATAATTCTCCTCCACAAATAGTGTGTTTTATATGTTTATAAAACGGGATAGTAAAAATAACATAACCACCAGTCTTCGTAATTCTAATCATTTCGTTTAGATGATCTATATGATTACCTGTTAAATGCTCTAACACATGGTTATGCAGAACTAAATCAAATGCGTTTGAATCAAACTGTAATTCTTCATCTAAGTCTAATTTTACACAGTCTAAATCAAATGCGCTTTTATAATGATCTATGTTAGTATCAGCTAAGACATAGTTTTTATTTTTAACTATTTTTTTAATAATGTTTACTAAACATGGTTCCGGTGCTAAGTGCAAAATGTTTGATGTTGAATTAATAATTTTTTTATTTTCTAATACAGTATAAACTGCTCTGTGTCTTTCTAGACTACCACATCTTGTACATCGTGCGTTAATACGATTGTTAAAGTCTGTAAAACTGGTAGATTTACATATAGAACAATTCATTTCAGTCATCTACTTCGTTTTTATTGTTGATTGTCATCAACTGATAGATTATTTATACTTTATTTTTTCTCTAATGTCAAGCTCTTTTTTCGCTCTTTATACCATAAATCAGAATAAAATGTCTCTCGATAATCTTCGAACCATGGTCCACCATCTGTGTAATGAATCGCCTTTGGATTTTCTAGATGATAATATCCATCGAGGCAATTCCAGTCTAAAGGAATACTTCCGATGTTATTTGCATCAGTCCAATTAAACTTATGAAAATCAATACCCCTTGGATGATTGTTTAACCATTCGGGTGTCAGTTTGGAACAATCATAGTGTTCGTTATTGAAGACCATCAAACTCGACCAGTTTTTCATTTCATAAGAATTTTGAGAAATATTGTCCATCTTTAATGCAGACTTAGGAATATAAGTTGGGTGCTGCGCCACCCAAACTGCCTTTGTCGGATCCATCTTCGCGATCTTAATCAACTCATTGGGATCTTCTAAGAATAGAAAATCGCAATCACAAAAAATAGAAAATCCTTTGTATCCTGACAGATAGGGAACCCAAAATCGTGTGAATGTAAAATCAGTCGACTGCGGTTCTCCAAAATTCCGAGAATACTCTGGGATATCTGCGCTGGAGAGTTTATAAACTTTAAGATTGCTTCTAGATTCAACTGAGAACTTACAAACATCAAATGCTTCCTGTTCTCTGGAGTCATGTCCGACGAAAATCATTTTAGATATTCCTTTAGATCGAGTTCTGTTTTTTCAATCAGAGAAACGCTCGTATCAATTATCGCTTCTAATTCCAAAGTTGGTTCTTCTCTTCTTACACACCATGGAAGACAACGGTCAGTTAACTTGTCTGATGAATATATCAGCATCGGTGCACCGATCCACTTCCCCATCCAGACAGCACTACCATGATAACCTATGAGCAACTTACTGCTTTGAATTAATTCTGCCAATTCTTTTACTGGTGTATCATAACCAACCATCTCAACTTTATGGTTCTTGCGCAGTTCTGTTATATAATCTTCCCACTTACCTGCCAGCGGATCCTTCCACATCTTATGTTTGGCATATTCGGAAAATTGTTTTTTGTTATTAAGAGAAGAAACCACAACTATGTGATTGCCATCCCCCTTCCACCTATATGTGTCGCTAAAACGAAGATTGTGCAATCCAAGATTTTTATCGAAATAATTTGTATGATTATATTCTATAGACTGATTGTAAACGTGTTGCATGGTTACACCGTCTACTCGTTCAGTGTGTGTAAAAATAAAATCTGCTCGTTGATCGATAGTCTCGGGATCTTGTGGTTTAAATTTTGTTCCAGGAGAATGCCCCCAGAAAAATTTCAAATTCACATTTTCTTTTCGACGAAGAGACTCGTTATGCACATAACATATAGGTGATACAATATCACCATATCCGATCTTACCCTTCCATTCGACTTCCATCAATCCTCCCGATTCGATGAAGAAGATTAGCGATTGGTGTTACATCTGGATGCGAATCTCGTTCACTGAACCCCTCGGTGCGAAGACAATCAATCAAATAGGAATGCAATGCTCTCTTAATCAGAGGATAATCCGCTGGAGCAAAAGTGCCGCCTTTAAAATCGCTCATAATATTTTCTCCTAAAAAAATCTACCAGACTCAAAGTAATCACGAGTATTTAGTAGTTTTTTAACCCAGTTATCACGCTTCTCTAGGAAGATCTGAGGTTCTGATTCGTGATCGACAGCAATACCGATTACTAGATTTGGCACAGGTATACCTGTGCGTTCTTCATACATGATGGAATATGCTGTTGCTTGAAGAAAGTAACTTTCAATCCAATCTTTTCTCTTCAGTTTCCTAGAAGTTTTGAAGTCGATAATTGCAAGTTTACCCTCAAACTCGGCGATACAGTCTACACGACCTGCCATGCGAAGGTGGTCGCTGTAAAGAGCAAGTTCTTGTGCATGAATATTGTTAATGCGATTAAGAAATTTCTTGTAGTCTTCGAAGAGTTGTGCGTTGAAAGGATCAACTTTCTGCTCTTCGTATGTTTCAGAAGTTATTTCCTCGTTGCCGAGATATTTCTCAACCAACGTATGAATCTTGGTGCCACGTGTAGCAGCAGCCGAAGAAATACGATTCGCTTCTTCTTCGCCAACACGTTGGCGCCATTCTTTGATTGAATCTTTGCTAAGAACTGAGAGAACAGTGGTAGCAGAGGGATATGCTACACCAGAGGCATTAACATAAACTCTGCTACCATCTTCGTTCGTGGTTGATTGGGCGAAATCTTCATATTCATATATCGTTTTAAACATCATATACTCTTATACTATAAAATTGCGAAAAAGTCAAGCCTTTTTTTTTACGCTGCAGTTCTTTCTTCGTATTCCATTCTCGCGATGAGATATTCCTTGACAATATCTGAACGCACGATATCGTCCATCGTAAATTCCACCGATTTGAAGGATGGCATCATGTCGACGATCTTCATGAATTTGTGCAATCCGCTCGTGTCAGTCCTTCTATATAGGTCTGTCTGACGGAAATCTCCACAGAAGATAATTTTGGAATTAGACCCAACTCGAGTCATGATAGAATTAAGTTCCATGTCGTTCATATTCTGGCACTCATCAACAATGACGATTGCATTGTCCAAAGTTAATCCACGAACAAACGAAGTGATCATAAATTCCACTGACTTTTGTTCCATTAATCTTTGAAATGGTTGAACATGATTGAATAGATCGGCGCATATATCGTGATATGGTAACTGATAGACTTCGGTCTTTTCATCAGCGCCACCAGGAAGATGCCCAATTTCCCTCGATGGGACTGCCGACCTTACGATAACCACTTTATGAAATTCTGTGTCTTTTTGTAAAACTTCGGATAATGCCTTATACAAGGCGATATATGTTTTTCCCGTACCAGCAGCACCATGTAATAATATTGCTGTTTCTTGTTTATCGTAAAGATCAAAGAATGCTGCTTGATTGAATGTTAATGGCTTTATATCTTGTCTCATATCTGTCATGAGAACTTTACATTTAGAACTTTTCTCCTGATTAGAAGTATCCACGAGGTGAAGAGAGGATTTTTTTCTAGTCATAACATTCCTTTGCGAGAGTTACTTAGTTACAAAAAAATGGGGCAGCGGTGGAACCGCTACCCCATGAGTTTAATTGTTTATGTTTTTATTTTTTCTCTGCATACAGGTATTTATTCAAGCAGCAACCTCATACCACTCTGGAATCGATCTTTTTTTCCAATTTGCCATTTTATTTTTCGCGCCGATATAATAGTTACGATACGATTGGACAGAGTCAGGAACTTTGTATTCGTCGGGCATAGCAGGGGTGGGTTGCGTGAAATAACCTACGGGAATATTCGCAGGTGGTTTGCGCAACCAATAGACAAGACGCTCGGTAGAATGGTGCTTGCCATAACGATGAGTGTATTCTAGCAGCAGTTCCTGGAACAAACACATCAACCAGTTGTAGTTGTTGTTAGACTGACGAACCCAGACAGCGCTTGGGTGATTAACGTGCGATGCCTTGTATAGATGCTGCTCTAAATCTGGATCAGGCAATCGCCAACGTTTAATTCTGCGACCGGAAGACGCATCAATATATTCTGTGCCGTCTAGCATACGATGCGCAGTCGAAAGTAACTGAGCATATTCGAGAATCATCTTCACAACATGCTTGTCGACGTGCATCTGAGCACAGATTTTAGGATCGGGATGTAAGTAAAAAATATTCATATTCAAATATCCTCAAAGGTGATCTCTTCAATATTATATTTGATAAGAGATCTCAATTCATTTTTCACTGCTTCACTTAGTATACCTGACTCTATGGCAAAGTCAAGGGATTGTCTGATAAAAATTGGATCTAACGTCGAAAGATTTTCTTCATTTATTTTTTCTAAACATTTGGGGAATATGTTTAATGCAGCAATAACGCACTCTACCTGAAACTCGGTAAAGAGTGATATTCTATATCGCCGAGGAATCAGCGGATCTTTAGATGGAAATTTTACTACCTCACCCATAACTCTATTTATTATGTGAACACCTTTACGCCATACTTTTGCTCAAAACTTCTGGCATCTTCTTCAGTATTCACAATAGGTTGTCCCTTAATGTTTAAACTGGTATTTAAGAGCATCGGGCAACCCATTGTTTTTAAACGAGTTTTTAACAACGAATATAACCCAGGATGCTCTTCTTCTGTCACTGTCTGGACGCGACTTGTGCCGTCAACATGGACAATAGCAGGATACTTTTCAGGAAATTTGCATCTAGAAGTAAACTGCATATACGGGGATGACGCAACAGGCATATCGAAATATTCCGCTGCATGTTCTGCCATAATAACTGGTGCGAATGGACGAAATTCTTGTCGTTGCTTAATTGCATTAACTCTGTCTTTCATGTCTGGTTTAGTAGGATCTGCTAAGAGACTTCGATTGCCAAGAGCTCTTGGACCAAACTCCGCCTTCCCATTAGCAACACCTACTATACCGCATTTGTCGAGTTCTGTCAATAGTTTTTCTATGGGGTAATCACCGCCCATATCTTCACCGAGATACGGACCGACCCAATTAAGTTTTTTTCTGCCGTTTGCAGCAATGGCACCCAGAGAACTACCTGCGTCTCCAGGATTAGGCATTATCCAAACATTCTTAAAGTATTTTGCAGCAATATGATTGGCGCTGCAGTTGAGAGCACAACCACCCATCAAAACTAAATTATCTTTGTCTTCGCCTTTAGACTTTGCTTTCTTCAATAAAAGTTCAAATTCTTCTTCGTAGATCTTTTGAGTTGCAGCAGCAACACTGTAAACATCTAGATTAGAATCATCAAGTCTCCACCATCGGCATCCTCTATGAAGATTTTCTTTCTTCCAGAGATTTTTTATCTCACCATAATACTTGTAAGGATTGCCATATGCTGCCATCCCCATCAAAATGTATTCATCTTCGTTGGGTTTTAATCCAACTCTTGCAGTCATGGCAGAATAAAATAGACCCAGAGATTTTGGATACTCTAAAGACCAAACTTTTGTGAGATTATCATCTGCGCAATTCCAAATAGAAGTGGTGTCAAATTCACCTATCGCGTCGATTACAAGAGCAGTCGCTGAATCGAATGGGGAGGTATAGAAACCTGCTGCTGCGTGCGATTCATGGTGTCGTGAAAATAATACCGGAACACCTTCTAATCCATAATCCTCCAAATACTTGCGAACACTAAATCTGATAATTCCCTGTCCTGCTAAAAATCGGCGAAATGCGCGCAACCTTGCATTTTCGTACCAGTGTATCACATCTGGTTTTCCAACTTTTATAGCAGCATCTATTAAAGAATCGTTAAGATCTTTGTCATTTTTTACTCTAGAATATCTTTCTGCGTGCGATGCGAAGAGAATCTCTTTCCCAGAAACTACAGTCAATGCAGCATCATGGGATGCGGCAGAAATACCCCACTCAATCATTATACATTTCTTCCAGTTTTTCAATTAATATGTTTGCGAATTTTTTATGATATTCTACTCGAGGATGTCCAAACATATGAATGGCATCAATGGCCGTTGTGTCATCAATGGACCTTGTGAGATCTGACATAGATTTTTCTGCATATAAAAAATTATTGTTCGGAATTATTTTATCGCATAAATCAAAAAACTCAAGATCTTGTTCTGATGTATATGAGGATGCAACTCTACTAAACATTTCCTTTGGCGTTGCGAGTGCATAACACAATTTAATCTGCCCATTCATTTTATCAGATAAATTTGATAAAAATAGTATCTCTTTATGATGAGTATATATTGTGTTATACATGTTAAACCAGTTTCTTTCCAGTTCTAGTCTATAAGTTTTCGATATAGGTGAATGCTTTAAAAGATTCCATCCTCGATTAAAAACACCAAAGAACGGTCTACCAGTCTCGGTAAATTGAAACCATCTATTAGGAGAAGTTATACCGACAAGAATTAAGTCGGTGGGTTGCACTACGTTTGAATGTATATCACGCAAAATGCAATATGATGCATGAGATAAACTTGATCCAGGAATTGCTTGATTTAATAGAGGTATGTTATACCTTTGCGCAATATAATTCGGCCAACTTTTTTCACGATTGCTCTCTAAAATCTTTCTTCGCGTATCTTCATCAACAGAAAAATGCTCGTATAATTCGCGCGACCCTGTGTATCCATTTCGTCTAGCACATGTAGCCAATTCTTCTTCAGTTATACCAATAAAATCATGGTCAGTAATTTCAGCACCTGCAGTAAAACTGCATCCATAACTTATGATTCGTTTGTATGGAAATTTAGACATAATGCTCAATCATTACTAAGATATCCTATCAATTCAGGAAAAATTTCTCGATAATTTGTGTTTCTTCTAGAATCATGCTGCTCAAAATGCATTCGTATATTCTTTCTGTGCTGATCAGATACATCCCTATGTTCGCGCATCCAATCTAAGTTTCGTTGCACTTTATCTATTTCAAAATCATAAAATCCAACGAAATCGCCTGTTTCTGGGTTTTCGCGCATGTACTGAATCGCTTCTTCTAAGTATTTATCAAACTCTTGCGGCAATTTATTTATTGCCATCCAGTCTGGATATCGCAACAACGGAATATCAAACCAGATCCGCTGCCTAGAATGCACTTCAAAATCTGGATGCGTATTGTATTTGTCGTATATAGGTATCTTCTTAATACCTTGATTGTCTCTGGAGTATTTCTTTCGCAAAGATAAAACATATTTGAGATAATCCGTTACCCCAAACACCGAAAGAATATTAAACGTGTTGATAAAAGTTACATTGGTGTTGCAAGTTTCTGATAGAACTCGTTCTACGTTTTCTTGCATAACCTGATAGTCTAATCCCGTTCTGATATACTCTGCCTGAGAACCTACTGAATCGAGACTGACAAACATGGAGAAATTTTTCAATGCCATGTTTACATACCAGTGATTACCCGATCCAGGATTGAACCGTTCGTCGTCTTTCCATATTTGGATTTCTTCGAGTTTCTTTAACTTCTGTATGAAACTATCCATTAACTTTTGGTCAGGTGGACACATATTAGATGTTACGCTAACTTCCAACCAAGCATTCGGATTTTCGTGGATATAATCCAAGACTTTGAAGGTATTCGCATCCATCAACGGTTCGCCACCCGTCATTCTAAAGACTTCGAGTTTCTTATACAACTCAGGCCACCAGCGCCAGAATGCAGTGAGATAAGGATTATCCTTTTGAGAAACCTTCAGCGGCATTAACCCCTGTTCGGTCAGATACTGTATGTTATTGTGTTCTGAAACATTACCATCAGCGTCTAGAATCTTAATTGGTCCATGCTGATTAATTTCAGTTTCCCAACTTGTGCTCAGATGAGGAGAACAGTACATACACTTAAAATTGCATGCCTGATTAAAATTGACCTCGACATATCGCGGAGTAACATTACCAGTATCAAGTGATTCTATGATGTCTTTGCGAGCATTTTGTGCCCAGTATTCACCCGACCTGTAAATTCTGTCGCTTCTCGCACCAGCATCCTCGATTTTCCAGCAATACGAACAACCCTTTGGTCGCTCGCCCTTCAACATCTGCCGACGTTCTTCTTTTTTCTGTTTGGTGTTGTGTAGCGCAGATGGGTTTTTCTCAAGTTCTAGAACGTCTATTTTGTGCGTGGGTGGGTGGTAGCAACTATGTGTCATACCATTGGTCAGGTGCATAGATACCTGCGCCCATTTAGCGTAACACATGGATTTAGAAATTCTGTTCAATTGGTTCTCTGCGACATCCGCAGAATCATTGTATATACTCATGATAAATCAATCGTAAATGAATGGATCTTGTTTCCTAATCTCTTCGATTCTTTTATTGAGAGCACGGATTCTGCGTCTTTCGGCGAACCAACGTAAAATAAATTTGATCATATAATTTTTCCAGTTATGTAGTTTGCTATCTTCTTAGAAGATTGTATACCAGGATGCAATAAATCCCGAGCATAATCCCACGGATCCTCCGGAGTGCCATATACTGGTAAATCGCATCTCATATATTTAGCGGATGTCGGGAAGTATGAAAATTCGACTAGATTCGTTCTTCCTCGCAACAATTCCCGTGCAGTTTTCGCTAAGTAGAATTGTTTCATATGTTCGTTTGTTGGAATCTCTACTGCTGCTTCTATGTATCTATATGGCGGTTTATTTTTATCGTGAACATCTCCGAGCAAAGACCAAGTACCCAAGTTAACTATATCCCTGTTGAAGTAAACCATTCTATCAGTGCAAGTCCAAGCAATAACTATATTTTCAGGGAAATCTTCATCTTTAACGTAGTGGCAGAGATTGACAATATTCATAAGTATTAGTTCATTGGATCCAGCGGGATATCCGAAGTTAACAACTTCTTTGCCGGTCTGCTGCTCTACTAGATATGCTGGAGAATCCTCAAGCGCCAACCCTACGCCAAAAACATGAGAACATCCAAAAAATGCTATGGTGTCTTTCCAGTTTTCTATTTCCGAAAATTCTCTGTTTCTGTATCCCAAGGAATTAACTTTGTATGATACATTCTTATTCCTGTAAACCCAAGTATCTGGTAGTTTTGCACAACTGTCCAAGAACTTCTCATAACTATCTGTTGACATAAATTTGTCAGTTATTATATCTTGGTGCGGTAATTTTCGTGTGAGAGATCTGTTAAACACAAACGGATACTTGTCAGTCATCCAACAGTATGCGGGAAAATATCCTGGACTCATGATCTTTTCGCGATCATTGAGGTTCTTTCTCTCGATATCAAGATCCTCGTGATATTGCAACAAATTTTGTCTATACGCATCAACCGACATTTAGAATTCCTCGTTTTAACAATTCTTCGTGTAATTTACCAGCAAAATAGCGATGACCTGATTTACTTGGATGTGCACATCTTGTTATCAAACCATCAGGACTTCCCTTTCCAAGATAATCCCAGTAGTTCCAATTTCTTCTGTCCACCTTTCCCCTTATTTTTTTCTGCAGCACATCTATTACGGTGTCACACTTATCAACAGTGATCACATCTTTCCATGGAAAATTTTCTATTATAAGATTCATCTTATGCGGCAGTCGAACATTGTTGAATTTAGAGGATTCTGCAAACAGAATATCAAAAAAGTATTTCTTGTTGTATCGCGTATCAAATCCTGGGAATACCACCAATTTAGCATTATTTAACTTGCACCAAGTTACCAACTCTGCCGCATTAAATAACTGTTCGATGACCTCATGGTAGTCGCTCCAAATAGTTTTAGCATAACCCTCCCACAACATTTTTCTGTTTTTTTCAGACACAGACTTATAGTGCGGCCACATGGTCACAAATCCAAAGTGATCAGACAACTTCGGTAGTGCAAAATCAAATCTCTCGACCCCACTTGGACAATAAATTACTATCTTTTCTTTTACTTTTTCTAATTCTAATTCGGGATGGTAATATAGTTGTTTTATAGATGCTCTATTGCCATTACCCCGCATACCAAAGTTAATTGGGGTCCAAGATCCTTCGAGCAAATCATCGCAAAGAACATTTAAGAAACTGTTTTTATATTCTTGCTCCGAAACGCCTAGATCAACTTCTAGATCATTCGCTTCTGTCATGGTTTCTGTCATGGGTAAATCATGTTTTATCGCAAGTTCTTTTTTCTTCTCTAAACTCACATCTAGAACCATTCTTCCTTGTTCTATTACCCAACCATCCAGTCTTTCCAACTCTTCATCTATCGCACCCTGCCCCTGCATGAAAGAACAACCGATTCCGATTATAGCACGATCAGTTTTCTTCAGCGAACGTTTGAGATTTTTGTATTGCTTAGTGAACATTGAAGTATTTCCGGTAATATGCGTCTAGCACTCTAATAGCAGTTGGTAGAGTATCTATGGAGTTCTTACGTAGAATTTCTGCATTGTGGTGCAGGATATCTGATATGGATTTATACCATTCAATCTTATTTTCCACAGCGTTAAACTTTTTTAGTGTGTTTACTATAGCATCTAGTCTATCCCAAGTTTCCATCTTATCATATGATTCGTCAATGAATGGGTGGAAAGATTTATATCCGAGGTCTCGTAGATAGTGCAATGAATTTTTATTACCAAAGATTATGAATGGGTGATAACAAGCAATGGGTTTAAAACTTTTCTCGCTGATGAAGCATGTTCCTTCTTTGTCTGAAAATGATGCTTCACTTATAACTGACACCCAACTATCTAATATAACATCATCATTAAATCTTGTGATGTAGTATTCATCAGACTCAGTGTTATTAGGAATACCATAGACTCTAGCAGGAAGATCTTTATTAATTTCTTCCGCTTCTTCTTCAGTTATAAACTTACCTTCCATGTGTGTTTGTATGCTCTTGAACGAGTTCATACTCAACAATCCATATGGCAGTAATCCACCAGCATGAAATGCTTTATATCCCCATGCTCGATGAGAACGAAGTCTTTTCTGAAGAAAATTGTAATCTTTAATATCTGCTAAATGCTCGGTCTTATATCGAAGTTGATCCTCAAATGTAGGAAGCGGTTTCTTCTTTTCTATTCTCCAACGATTCAAACCTGTTTCATATATCATGTTCTCAAAATGAGTATATGGGAGAATTTGCATTTGGTTTTTGATATTTTTTTCTGCGCAATATTTGGCATATTGTTTCCTAGCAAGCAAATTACCAGTCACATATATGACCGATTCTGCTGGGACATTAAATGTCTCGAAACTGTTGTGAAACCATTGCCACAACCATTTAGTTTGATACCCTTCGTGCGATTGGTCGAGTAAAAGCAATGCTTTTCTATTTCTAAGATCCGACAAATATTTCTCAGACAGATGCGCGAAAACATTATTGTCATCTGCGCCACACCAATCATTGGGACTATGATTAACCCCAGAAGAAATAATGTAATTTTCTAGTTCCGGAGTTACTTCTACCGCTCGGCAATTAGATATATCTACATTTAAGTATTTGTTTTTATTAGAGTTTTCTCTGATGATTCTGGTGCTTATGGGGCATGGACTGAATCGTCGGATTCCCGACGGATTTACATCGGGACAATCTATAAAATTATCATACTCTTCTAGATTCTCGAACGCAAATAACATTACATCTTTCTCTCAACCCAAGTCTTTGGTGTTTTATCATTTATAATTTCCAGAGGATAGTTATATGAGAATTCGCGAATACCTTTCTCGCGAATCCAGTCAGCAGTCTTTGTTATAGCAGATTGTAAATTAATTGTTTCTTCATAACCCAACAACAATCGTGCTTTGTCCGAAGAACAATATGCATACTTGACTTCTTGCGGGCGAGGATCTATATGAATCGGTTCTATGTTAGAACCTGTCTCGTTCAGTACCATCGCGGATAACTGATTGATCGTAACTTCACCTCGATCTGGTCCTATGTTTATAACTTGCTCTTGAATTGCTGGATCAAAACATACTCTCTCAATACAATCGACACAATCATCGACGTAAGAAAAGCATCTCATCTGTTCACCATCACCATAGATATAGATTGGTTTACCTGCTAAACTGCGATTCAACATAATGCTAAGAACATTACGATATGGATCATCGTATTTCTGTTTTGGTCCAATGATATTGTGCGGGACTACGATATTATATTCCATCCCGTGGACATTGGCAAGAATCTTTAAAGTTTCCTCTGCTGCAACTTTAGCAATCCCATATGGATCTATTGGTGCAGTCGGATGAGTTTCCCTAAATGGAGGATTGCCGACTCCGTATCTTGCCATACTTGTGCAAAATATAAAACGTTTTACCCCCGATGAGATCGCAGCACTGATTGTAGATACCGATGCTTCATAGATATTTCTGGTAATAAATGATGGCGAGAAAACACTTAGTCCCTCGTGAGCAGTCGCTGCTGCATGAACGACTAGATCCACGCCAGTCATAGCATACTTCATACTTTCCAGATCACAACAATCAATCGTGTAAAGTTCTACTTCCTCGGGAACATTGCTAATATCTCCACCGATCATATTATCAACACCAATGACTGTGTGACCGAGGGAGATAAATCTATCCGCTAAATGGCTGCCGAGAAATCCGGCGACGCCAGTAATTAGAATCTTCATTACTTTTCCTCTGCGGATTTCTTACACAACTTCCAGAATTCTTCCATATCAGGGAAAGTTTCTAGGAAGTTGGTATTGCGTCGACGATCATATTCGGTAAACCAGTTGTAGAAGTCCGCTCGACCTTCCTTTACTTTCTGAGGTTCATATTGAACAGTAGCAAAGTAGTCTCGAACACGACGGAATCTCTCATACTCTAGATTGGAGAACTTTGTTGTGTCAGCATCATCTAAATTGTCTTGAATAAACTTTAATGTTTGATCAAAATACTTTAGAAAGTGTTTCTTCGGTAACAAGTGCATGTCATACTGCAATGGTTCTTTGAGATATGGTGTGTCAAACCGAATCTTTCTCATGTTTGGTTCGCGTGGATTCAGTATAGGAATAACATGGTCATATTGTCTGCGCATAATTAAGATTTTCTTCAAGAAATCTGTAAACGAAGTTACGCTGAGAATATTAAACGTGCACATAAACGCCAGATGAGTTCTGGCATTTCTGACAAAGATATCTATGTTCTTTTCAAATAATTCTATATCCAAACCAGTCCGCAGATATTCTGCTCTAGCACCCCAAGTATCTACTGATGTAAACAACTTGAAACTACGAATCGTATTGTTCTCGGTTAAATCGACAACATTGTCTGCTAATTTTTGAACAAGCGATGATTTAACGCCAAGATTGGAGTTGATATTAATTTCTAGATGTGGTTTGGGATCTGCGCGAAGATCATCAAAAAGACGCCAAGTGCTTTTATGAAGTAGCGGTTCTCCGCCTGTGATGCGTAGAATGTTGAGGTTCTTCGAGACTTCAGGCCACCATTCCCACCATGCCTTTACGTAGGGATTGTCATCTTCATTTTGTTTCTTGATGTAGTCTACGTTGAGTGCATGATTTTTAACAGTGTTATATGGTCCAAATTTTTTGATCTCGTTATAGAAACTGCTGCTTACTGCTGGATGGCAATAACCGCATTTGAAATTACATTCATTGTGAAATGCTACTTCAATGTATTCAGGTTGAACATCAAAGTCCCAACGATTGTCTAGGATTTCTTTGTGTCTTTCATCAGTTATAATAGATGCATTGCGAATCATTCTATCTGAAACATGGTCGCTTCCGAGACTCTCAACGTTCCAACAATATTGACAACCAGATGGTTTCTCGCCGACAAGCATTTCTGCTCGCTCTTTCTTTTTAATCAGCGTGTTGTGAAGAGCAGAAGGATTGGTCTTAATTTCTTCCGTCGATATATTGTGCGGTCGAGGGTGGTAACAACTATGTGTTTGCCCCGAATACATGTAGATGGATGTGTGATACCACTTAGCAAAACAGAACGTTGGACTAATCTTATTTGTTATGTCAATTACATCGCGTATTCTGTCAACATGATCTGTCATTTAATGCCCACTGCCATAAATCTATAAAAATGACCACACCCCAACATTCCTGCATAAAGTGGATCTTTGACTTTGTTAATATCCAAGAACATTTCTAGATTATCCGCAAGACGAATATGTTCAGGATTAACAAGATTATTGCCTTGCACAATATATTTAGTTCCGTCTGGAATGGAGTGCCACCAAGAATTATATTTCGATTGACTGACATGTTCCGTGCTGGTATTAATAACCAGTTTGGGATTACTGCATGCAACTGGCATACCATCTTCCATATCGTGCGTTCTAAATCGGATATCTGAATTGGTATTGATCTGATTGAACACATGTTCACATTCTGGATCGATGTCAGTGTTTACGATATAAGAATCAGGAAATTTCTGTGCAATAAATTGCGCCAGAACGCCATACCATCCACCAAAGATAACTATGGAATGATCTTCTTCAGTTATGTGCTCGAGCAACCACTTCTTACTATCAATCTGACTTTGCCAGAAGTTTTCCGAGAAGCGATATGCATTTTCGGGGTTGTTGCGGATATACTCCATCCATTTCATTACAATATCAAATTCAACCACGACGCATCCTTGCTATCTCTTCTGCTTGCTTCTTATTGATGACGGGAACTGCGTTGCTCTTATGCATAGTAGCAATGCCAGTGACAAGAGTGCCAGTGTATACCTGTTCCTTGCGACCAAAGGCAACACCGATACCAGCACCACTTTCGTATTTAGGTGCTTCGCGCCGAAGAGTCTGCGCTTCCATCGGATTTTTTACAACACCACGGAGTTTGGGTTTATACTTACCCTGACGATATGCTACATATTCTTCAAAAGTCTTGGTCTTACAACCGAGACGCTTCATCTGCTTGTTGTAATCTGTCCAGTCTTTTGCATACTTCGAAGTCGGAACCTTCGACTTGCGCTTGCGGGTATTGTTGGTGGTATATGCGGGTGACATCATATGCATAGTCATTCTTTATCTCCTCAAACGACATAGTCATTATACCCTAACCGCCGATAGAAAGCAAGCTTAAAAAAACAAAAAAAGATGATTTGGGGGCTTGACATTTTCTCATTTTTAGGGTATATTGGAATTGTAAGATGAGAAAAGGAAATTGAAATGGGTATTTACGTTTACACACTTCGCAAGAATACAATCAAGACGACTCGGGACCTCGGTGGCGTTGTTGTCGAACCGGAAATCGGTTATGCACAGTTTGCCTATAAGTGTTGGAATGGTTGGGATGAACCAGGATACTTCCGCCGTCATGTTGGTCGATCTCATGCATTTGCTGAGAAGGCTCGTCAAGCAAATCCTGATCTTGACCTGATTACGATTGGTAATCCGAAAGAACATGATTTCGATCGTGATGGTACTATGCCAGTGTTTCAGGTTTCTACTGACGCAAATTCATGGTACGATACTAAGGATCCAGGTCCGGTCGTTGGTTACTTGCGCAAGAATGGTCGTAAGTATGAGTTCGAAACTCTAGCGGATATAGGGATTGCTGCGTGAAGCGTAATACTGATGGATCTTTTGTTTGGTTTGGGACATAAAAACCCTTGACTTTATGCCAATATCCAAGTATAATGAATATATTGTAATGGAGAATTGATATGTTTGATATTTCTGAAAAGGCAGAACGTCTCATGACCGCGATTGGTTACGACGAACAAGAATGGGGTTGGGTTGTCGAGGACTTCCTCGAAATTCAGTTCGAACTTGAAGCGAATGGTATCCCCGTATACGCTTCTTTTGAGGATTTCCTTTCGGGGAAACTCAACTGGATACAATCACTTCGTAGTGATGTATCACAAAGGATTGCAGCATAATGACTACATCTATTCACCAACTAGAGTTGGAACTCCATTTCCGTAAGATGGAGGATGAATTGTTCACACTGACAGTGTCAGAACCAACTATCGGAACTGAAAAACCGATCGACTTTAGTGCCCGAAACGAATTCCTACTTACTTGGCCTGGGCTCTATAAATTCCATCCCAATCAGTAGGAGGATTTTTCTTCATACTGTTGATACGTTCGATCATCATTTCGTAGTAAGCATCTAGTTCGCCATTCCACCCTGTACGGAGTGAGATGGCGAACCTTTTTGCAACTGCAAAAGATCCTTGACGATACAGTTCCAAAAACTTTTTATGTTGTGTCTCAGATACCATATCATTCTTTTCAAGAACAGTAAAGATTCTTGTCGGTTCAGTTTTACCTTTAACTGCAATAAGATCTAGTTCGATTACTTGGTAGCAGTCCTGAATGTATTCCGCAGTTTTTGGTCCAATAACGATCTTGACTCCGTAAGGTTTAGACTGACCCTCAAGACGACTCGCGAGATTAACACCATCACCAAGGCAGGTATAATCAAAACGTTGATCAGAACCCATATTCCCCACGACAACAGTGTCAGTGTTGATACCAAGGCCCATCCCGAAAGCAGGAATGCCTTCTCGAGTAATTTCATCATTAAACTCCTTCAAATCTTTTAACATTACAAAAGCAGTTTGAACCGCATGAAGTGCATGTTGTCTGTCGTCCAATGGTGCATTCCAAAATGCCATTTGAGCGTCGCCAATATACTTATCTAGTGTGCCTTTGTTCTCAAGAATCGCCTTTGTCATAGTTGTCATATAACGATTCATAATCTTCGTTAGTCCTTGAACGTCTTTACCATAGTGTTCAGAGATAGTTGTAAACCCACGAACGTCTGTAAACATGATCGTCAGTTCTTGCTCGGTACCACCAAGTTGTAGTAACTCTGGTTGTCGTTGAAGTTGCGCGACAAGATCTGGCGAGAGATACGTTCCGAATTGCTTTTTAATTTGTTGCTTCTGTAGATACTCAGAGATATACTTAACAGTATAGATATGCATGTAGATCAGAGTTATCGCAAAAATATTGAACGAAACGTCGAACAAAATGTTATTTTGCGCAAACAAATAGATAGGCAGGTAAAAATACACACCCAACAGAATCGCTATATAAATGAGAGAATATTTAGAACGCGAAAGAACTATTAATGAAAGAACCAGAATCAACAGAGCAGCAAGATCCGCAATTACTGACCAGTTCGGAATCGACACAGAATCTCCATTTATCAGAGTTTCAAGTATACTCGCCTGAAGGACATGGGGATATTGCGCACCTGCTGGAGTCGCTACAGGGTTCGCAACTCCTGCGGCAGTTACGCCAAGAATCACTATCTTACCAGTCAGATCAGGAATTGGTTCGCCAATTTCTACAGAAGAAAACCGATAGTTCGGATTAATAAACACACGACCATATTCATCCGTTTTAATGGTTTCAAATGAAGGAATTCGTAATGCTTCGACCCCAGTCTGATTTATCTTCGCTTGATACGAGGGATCTCCTGCGGCAACTCGCAGCATCTCTAGAGCAAATGCGGGATAGTATTCGTCTGATGATTGTGCTAGAAGAGGAACTCGCCTTACGACCCCATCAGTTTCAGGTAAGGTCGATGTTACTCCAACACCGACGGCTGCTGTCTGAAGAATATCGATATTACTTAGAACGCATGGGTATTGTGGTAGATAATCAGTTGCACGACCGTCTCCAATCACAGCAACACCAGTACGACGAATCGACGAAGAATCTCTCGAGCATTGATTAGAAACTGTCTGACTGAGAATAACTGGATACTGACTTAGGGTATTCTGAAGAACTCCGTCAGTCCCCAGACGATCAGACTCAGGCATAAGTATAGTGCTGCCAACAAGAGCAGCCCCTCTACCATAAAGTCCCTCAATAATTTCAGCATGGACCTCTCTTGGAAACGGCCATTGCCCATATGTTTCAATTGCTTTCTCCCCTATGTTTACGACTACAATCTGTTCTGATTGTGTTGATTCATCAAGCATGATATAGTCATAATACTTCAGGCGAGCAGTTTCAACTAGAAACGGATCTTGCATCTTCACCATTAATAATATGGCGAAGGTAAACACTGCCATCCATGGTGATAAGAGTATCTTAGTCAGATTGTGTGATAATGATTTCTGATCCACCGCCATTTACCTTTAAATCATATATAATTTTATTTTGATTAAGAAGAATATTCTTTCCTTCATCTTTAGATAAGTTGATGCTTATTGTGCCACCAACATACCTTGATATATTTATAGAATCCTGTGCAATGATTGCATAGATCTGCGTACTTTCATTATAACCAAAAGTAGTTCCCGTGATCGATACACCATCTACCGAATCGGACAAATCACCACCGCCATCATCGAGATAGTCTTCCAAGAAGTTTACACTCAATAGATCCTTATCCAATTGATCGAAGATTAGATCATCTTTTTCAAGATCCTTAAATTCTAGGTAATCTATATCGAGTTCTGAGAGATCAAGAATATTAGTTCTTGAATCTGCTATTTCATACTCTTTTATTTCTTCGGGTGGATTAACAATGATCATGTTGTCGATCATATCCAATGAAAGATTGAGTATTAGAGGTTGCGATGGTCGGGAATCAAACGTCTCAACAAGTGTTGCTTGGAATGCTTGGTTGAGGACGACAATTCCTGCTGCGTTAGAAACTGTGATCTCTCCAACCGTTCCATCATCAGATGGCAATAAGATAATTAGACTCTTACCGAACTCGTCGACAGTTGTTGTAAAGTCTGTTCCACGAACAGCGATTGTTGCAGAAGGTGTTCTGAGTGCTATGTTTGGTTTGGCAATTCTTCCTGAACCAGATGTAAATCTAGCAGTCCCAGATGCGAACCGAAGTGCCATCCTTGATGCAGATGGGTTACCATTGTAAACAAAGTCATCGATAACTAAACGAGACTGTTCGGTAACATTAACGGTCGAATCATCGACAAACGTAATCCTGACACGACCATTGCCTGTCTTTACTGTATCGTTTTGACGAATAGGTAACTGGGGCCTGACGTTGTACTTCGTTTGATTACGAACTACTTCGCCAGTCCCCCTTGATTGTGTTACCGAACCAATATCATTAGCAACCAGTGGAGTCGCACTGATTAATGCTAATAGTACTGTTGCTCGTCGTAGACGTGAGATTAATTGAATCAACATTCAACGTGCTCTTCTGATTGACTGTTACGGTATTCGTCGATCCTGTAAGATCCATGTCAATGTTCTTACCGGCATAACCATCTTGAACAATAGTCATGTCATTTGAATCACCGGTAACCGCAAATGTATTTGTAACATCATCTGTTTCGATAGTGGAATCAAACGTGTTAAAGTCACCAGTGATACCAACGGTGACATCAGCATTGGTAGCAGAGTTTAACGAACCCTGTGTAAAGTCGACATCGTTGCCGCTGCCTATTACATCAAAGTCAAGTGTAGAACCACTTGCAGCTGTTGCTCCGACATCAAAATCAAGATCGTTTGTATCACCTGTTGTATCGATGCTAGCAGTAATGTTTGCTCCTTTAATCGACCCATCAAGTGAGTTAGAGTTGCCATCTTGAGTTACTGTAATGTTTTGTGATGCTCCATTAAGATCAAATGGAATATCCAAAACAGTATCACCAATCGTATTAGTGTTCCCCGTTTGTTCGATAGTTATCGTTGAACCATCGCCGATCTGCTCAATGTAGATCGAGTTTGTTGTTGACTGTCCGTGTGCAATCGCTGGTATCATTAATGTAAACATAACCAAGAAATTCTTGATTAATTTCATTTGTACCTCCAAATATCCCTTTCTATTCCTTGCTTAATCATTTCCACGACTGCAGCCTCTATCGCCATCTTTACTGCCATTGTGTTTGCTTCGTTTTCTGTCATACCAGTTTCAAATTCAACTAAATCTGTGCCAGCATCAACAAACTTAAATACCGAAAGATCATTTCCATAAGAATAAATCGTCTTCGATATTTGAACGTTAAGAATAACTTCTCCTGTATTTGTCGAAACTGCTCTTAACGAAACTATAACTTGGTCTTTCTTATATTGATGAGTACCACCGATTCCGAGATACCTAGCACCAGCACCTCCTGTCATTAAACTTGTATCGTAACCTACGATACCACCTTCAACTATCAGCCCAGCGAAAAGCATCGGTTGAAGTTTTGTAGCATTATCTCCTTCGTACTCATCTCTTTGTTGCCTGACAATCTGCCTTTCCTTAGCAAGATTGTCAATTCTATTTCTTTCTACCACCGTAAACCACGTACCGCCACCTGCATTCTTTAGAGCATCTATCAGAATAGCAGTCC